CTCACGGGAAACAAGGCCGTTGAATGCGAGGCCGTGGAGACATGGTACTTCATTGATGACTCTACCGATCGTGGGAGTGGACCATATTCACTAACCTTCGGTCCGGCTGGAGGAACGCCAGTTACTCTCGTTTCAACTACAGGATCAAAATACATTATTTACACGGACGGAACGACGGCATTTGACGTGCTCGCCGACGCAGGAAACATAAAGGCAGGTGGAACACTGACTAGCGCCGGAAACGTCAGCTTCGATACAGGAACATTTACATTTAATACTTCGGAAGGGGACTATGACGTACGATTTGCGGGCGATTCTGAAACGAACCTTCTTTATATTGATGCCAGCACTGACCGGGTGGGAATTAATACAGCTTCCCCTGGTGTGGATTTGGACGTAGTAGGAACATTCAGGGCATCAGGAAACACGGACATTGATGGCGGAACATTCACCTTTAATACGTCCGAGGCTAGTGTAGATGCGCGTTTTGCCGGTTCGGGCGAAACCAATCTTCTTTTTATTGATGCAAGCGCGGACATGGTGGGAATAAAAATAGCTGCCCCGACAAGCGATCTTCATGTTGCTGGAACGATGAAAGTGACCAGCACGGTTGACCTGGACGGCGGTGCATTTACATGGAATGAGACAGGAGCGGACCTGGATTTAAGGATGGAGTCAGAGAACTTGGAAAACATGCTCGTCTTGGACGGATCGGCGGACAAGATAGGAATCGGTGTTGCCACACCAGAAGATGCTCGGCTGGAAATTAACCAGACCGTCACGGACGGGGCAATTGCGTGTCTCGCCTTGGATCAGGATGACGAGGATCAGGAGTTTATATTTTTTGAGGGAACAAGTGCATCGGATCAAACTAAAAGTATTACTACAGAAACAACTGTCGGTGATTTAACCGGCTATATTCGGGTTAATATAAATGATACTGATTATTGGATGCCTTTCTACGCAACAAGCTAAAGGAGTTTAAATGCCACTTATCAAGATGCCATTTCAACCAGGCGTTGACAAGCAGGTTACGGAATACGGAGCCGAGGGAACTTGGTTCGATTCGGACAACATGCGTTTTCGCTACAGTCTTCCTGAGAAGATTGGAGGATGGGATAAGGTAACAAGCGATGCACTCGTTGGTGCCACACGCGGAATCGTCACATGGTTCTCGCTGGACGGCGACCAGTACTCCATTATAGGAACAAACAAGAAACTTTATCTCTTCGCACAGGGGGCGTGGTATGACATCACACCCACTCGCTCTTCAGGAAATGCCATTACCCAGTTTGAAACGACCGCTTCTTCAAGTGATGTAAGCGTGACTGACGCGGCACACGGAGCCATTGAAGGGGATTTTGTAACCATCACTTCAGCGACAGCTCCTACTAGCAGTTCAATAACTGACGGGCAGCTTGAGGGAGAATTTGAAATTCAATCAGTAACTTCAACATCGGTTTATGTTATTACATCCGGAGGAACGGAAGGTGGAACCGGTCGTACAGGAGGATCAGCAACAGCTGCCTATGAAATAAATACTACTCCAGCCACTTCCATTCTAGGATACGGCTTTGGTGCAGGACCATGGGGTGGCGCTTCAGGAGGTCCAGGATGGGGAACATCCCGTTCAACCCTGGCCGCTCCCAACAGCGTTCAACTGGATTCAGGAAAATGGTCACTTGATACATGGGGCGAAGACGCTCTTTGCCAGTATCTTAATGGCAAGCTTTACTACTGGGATACGTCAGGAGGACTCTCGGATCCGATGACAAATATCGCAACCAATACGACAGTTTCAAACGCACCCACCAAGAGTCGTGGAATGCTGGTTTCAGGAACGGATCGTTTCATTGTTCTTTTCGGAACGGAAACGACCATAGGGGACACTTCCACGCAGGATGACATGTTCATTCGGTGGTGCGCGCAGGATGACGTTAATACATGGGAGCCTACCGCAACTAACACGGCTGGCTCACAGCGATTGACGGACGGAAGCAGAATTATTTCCGCCAAACGTTCACGTGGCGCGGTTTTGATTTGGTCCGATACGGCCATGTATCAAATGCAATTGATTGGGGCTCCATTCATTTTCGGATTTTCACAGTTAGGTTCCCATTGCGGAACTGTAGGACTGCATGCAGCCATTGACATTAACGGTGTGGCTTACTGGATGGGCCGTGATTCTTTCTTCAAGTTTGACGGTACCGTGCTTAAAATTCCATGCTCCGTGGAAGACTATGTGTTTACGGACATTGATGAGGCAAATCAGAAGGACACCTTTGCCGCAGCCAACAGTGAATTCAACGAAGTCACGTGGTTTTATCCCACCAACGGATCGTCACAAGTCGATCGTTGCGTGACCTACAACATTAAGGAAGACGTGTGGCAAGTTGGTACTTTAGCTAGAACAAGCTGGGCCGATAAGGGCGTTTATAATTTTCCTTACGCCACGGACTATGCGCCTACGGACACGGCATCTACCATCACAACCATAACTGGACTGACAGCGGGAAGAACTTACATGTACGCGCAGGAAAAAGGAAACAACGCGGACGGCGCGGCGATGACTTCATACGTGGAGTCAGGGGACTTTGTCATTCCGCAGGCAGGGGAACATCTCATGTCGATCAAAAGATTTATCCCGGACTTTAAGAACCTTTCAGGAACGGTTAATGTTTCACTGAAATTTCGTGACTATCCATCATCAACACAGAGAACGACTGGCCCCTACCCAGTGACCACAAGCACAACCAAGGTTGACACGCGTGCGCGCGGACGGCAGGCGTCAATACGAATTGAAAGTTCCGACCTTGACACGGCGTGGAGATTTGGAACTTACAGGGCTGAAATCAGGCCGGACGGAAGAAGATAATGGCACAGATAACTTTACCACGTCTGCCGCAGGCACCGCAGGAATATGACGCGGCCCAAATTAATTCCTTGATCAATACACTGGACTTGTTAATTCAACTTTTAAATACATCATACACTCCGGAACAGTTAAGATCGGAGGACGAGGCGCTGACTTGGTTCATGGCTGACTGATGGGACAGCTGTTTACAAACGCTGTCCAGGTCTTGGGATCAGTCGGGGACAATGATGTTTACACTGTTCCTGACACGAAGACGGCAATCGTGAATGGAGTGAGAAGAACGGAACTGGCGGGAAACACTCCCAGCTACATTATTAAGATAGAGGATGAATCCGCTAACCTGTTTTATCTAACGCCTCCAATTGCTGTTGTGGCGTATTCAACCGCGACCGTGTTTGACAGGCCATTTACGCTGGGGGAAAAGGAGAAGATTGTTGTAAATACCACAGCGGCGGATGAGTTTGATTTCTTTTTCGCCATTTTGGAGAATGATCGAGGCTCAAGAAACCTGTACAGAAATGTCATGACTGACTTGACCACGACGGATTCCACGACACTCTACACGGTTCCGGATGGCAAGACATCCATCCTGAATTCATGGAGGATAACAAACACGAATGCCTTGGCAGCGGCGGCAAGCTACGTCTATGTCACCAACGCCGCAGGCACTGATTTTGTCTGGAACTCAGGAACGATCGCCGGCAACACAACGGTGCAGACAGTGAGCAGACCGCATGTCATGAGGGAAAAAGAGAAGATTAAAATTAAAGCGGGAACGGCCAATTACCTACATTCTGTCGCTTCTTTGCTTGAAATAACAATCACGGAGGTATAATATGGACAATGTAATGTCGGAAGAGATAGACCAACCCAGCATCACGCCGGAGAGTTAAGGATTGATGATGAAGAAAATACTTGATATAAGGAGAAAACATGCCTATAAATGATGACGGAGTAGTGGAATACGTAACCATCAACGGGGAGAAAGTTCCCCAGATCGTGGTACCGGCGGAAGTCACTATTACCAACACACTAACAGGAAAGGAATACGGCTCCGACAAGGAAGCCGAAGACGACGTTTCTGACCCTGCAACTGCCACGGCTGTTCAGCACATACGACGTGACGTGAAAGTCCAGGTGGCGATTCATAAAGTACTAAGTGCGATAGCGGGAAAAGTATAATGGGCTGGCTAGACAAGACATTTAAGAACATAGTAAGAGGCGGAAAGGATATGCTCAACAGTCCAGTAGGACTGCTAGCATTGGGAGTCGCGGCGCCATACCTCGCATCATACATGGGTGCCAGTGGAGCAGGCGGCACCTGGATGGCAAACATGGCGGCCAAGAAAGGAATGACTGGCGCTTTGGCGAAAGGGGTTTCATCCCCAATGGTCTCCAACGCGCTTAAGAACGCGGCGCTCAACTACGGAATCGCGAGCCTCACTGGATCTAAGCATCCGGAAAGGTCGGCGATGTGGGCCGGTGCGGCGTCAATGCCGTTCACCTTTATGCAGGGGGCACAGGCGGCGAAACAATACAATCAACTTGCGGGCATAGGGGACAAGAAAAGCTGGTATGATTTCGCTCTTGGCAATGTTTCGGATCCCATTACAACACAAGGACCAAGTACCTTCAAAGATATACTAAGCGCACCACAAACTGCCCCACAATATGATCAAAGTTGGGCAGCAGAATTTGCAGGTCCTACAGGTTACACTGATATACCAGGCACCAGCGAAATTCTTGGAACTAGAGAGATTCCAGGAGTTATAGACACTCAAAGCTGGGGTGACGCAGGAATTAACATGGATTACTTCACGCGTACACCAGCGCCAGGCATGGTAGATCAACTGGCGGCCAATCCAGGACTCGCAGGTCTGGCACCAATGCTTGGAATGGAAAACGTCAACGTCATGGCGTCCCTCGTTCCGCAAATCGCCGGACTTTACGGCGGACGAATGAGCGAAGAGGAGCTGTGGGAAGCGGCGAAGGAAAGAAGAATCAGGTCATGGGCACAGCGTTTCGGAATACCATACGAGGAAGCGAAGGAAATATGGAAGCATGGATGGAGGAACCCCTACTATCAAACCAAGACGCCGGCGCAATACCCGCAGTTTGGAAGGGCTTCTGGGGGATACATAGACGACTACACCGCAGGCGGAAAGGCCGTGGGGCCCGGAACCGGGACATCCGATTCCATACAGCCAGTGGCACTCTCGAACGGAGAGTTCGTATTCACCGAAAAAGCAACGAACAATTTTCCAGGAGGGCCTGACGGACTTTATTCACTGATGAACCGACTCGACCCTGATTCGGAAACAGCACAGGAGGCAAGAGCATAATGGGATTTGGAGCACCACCCAATACGGGAACCTATCCGGTAGACGAGGATTATGAGTTTAATCTAACAAACATGACCCCTGAGA